CTATTAGATTATAATCCTGAAAGAAAGATAAGAATAAGATTTTCTCTAATGCCACAAGAATTGTCAGATAAATTAGAACCCAATACTTCTAGCATCATAGAAAGAATACAAGCTATTAACTTATTTTATCAAGCAGGTTACGATGTGCATGTCAATTTTAGTCCTATTATTATATTACCTGGCACTAAAAAATATTATCAAGAGTTATTTAGACAAGTAAATGACTTAGTAAATGATGATATTAAATTTAATGTGTTAGCAGAATGTATAATGCTTACACATAATAGTGGTATGCACGAATATAATTTGGTAAATAATCCTGAAGCAGAAAAGTTATTGTGGGTTCCTGAATTTCAAGAGAATAAAATATCATCTTATGGTTCTAAAAACATAAGATATAAATGGCAATTAAAGAATAAATATATTCAGGATTTTGTTAAATTGCATGATGAAATAATACCTTGGAACACAATAAGGTATATTTTCTGACAAGTTATAGATTTACAAATAACATTAAAAAGTAAAGTTATATATTTACAATATCACTCATAAAGAAAATGCTGGCAAAGAGGTTTAGACATAGGTGACGGTATCCCTCCTACCCTAAACAAGATATTGTAAATTTATAAGTTTTGTTATGTTTTGTAGTAATAAAGTAAGGTTAAACCTGACATTAGAATTACAAAACATAACATTTGTTAATAACTAATAACTAACAGTAATATACATTTTTTAAATTTTAAAACACAATAACATGGATGATAAAACAATAAGAATAACTTTTACTGAATACGGTTATTCGTGTGGAGATGGATGTTGTTACAATTCTGGAGTTATTACAAAGATTAATGGAGTTGAGTTACTAAATCAAAATGAAGATACTGGAACTATTGTAAAACAAGTATTAGAACACTTAGGATATACAGTTGAAGTAGATTATTTTTATGATTTACAAGAATAAAAAACAATGGCAGATATAACTAAATGTAAAGGAGAAGGTTGTCCTATTAAAGAACAATGTTATAGATTTACTGCTATAAGTTCTGATGATAGGCAATCTTATTTTGTTGAACCTCCATTTGAATTAAATAATAATAAATTTAATTGTAAAATGTATTGGGGAGAGAATCAAGAAAATATTTTTAACCAATTAAAAAATATAACAAATGAAAGCAACACTTGAATTTGACTTAGATGATCCTGAAAGAGATGATACTATGAATTTTAAAATAGCTGTTAAAGCTAATGATTATTATTGGGCATTATATGATTTTAGAAATGCTAAAAAAGGTTTAGAGTGGATGTTAGATGGTAGAGAAATGGATAAGTATGAAGTTTTAGATGAAGTATTTAAAAAATTTTATGAAATCATAGATGATCATAATATATCATTTGAACATTAAAAAATAAAAACATGATAGAAGCAAAAGTAATTGCAGATAGTATTTCTCCACAAGGAGATAGATTGACTACTTTTATACTTACATTTCCAAGAATAATATTAGCTGAGTTTAACACTCACAGAATGTTTTCTAGAAATAGTGCAAGTAGTAGAGCAATACCATTTGAGAAAATGGTTAAGTCAGTACAAGAAAATCCATTTATTCCTATTGCATGGCAAAAAGACCATAAAGGTATGCAAGGTAATGAATATGTTACTTCTGAAGAAGAAATTCAAAGAAGAATTGATATTTGGTTAACTTCAAGAGATTGGGCAATTAAAACAGCAAAATACTTATATCAAGAAGATGTAACTAAACAACTTTGTAATAGATTACTTGAACCATTTATGTGGCATACAGTAATTATGACATCAGGAAAAGAAGGATTAGAAAACTTTTTTGATTTAAGAGATCATGAAGCTGCTGAAATTCATATTCAAAAGTTAGCAAGAAAAATGAAAGAAGTTTATAATGAATCTACCCCTAAAAAGTTACAAGCTGGTGAATGGCATATTCCTTTTGGTGATGAATGGTATAGTGCTTCAAGTTCTTTTAACTTAAAAGTTTCTACAGCAAGATGTGCAAGAGTATCATATACAGTAGTAGGTGAAGAAGGTAAAGAACCTAATTATGAAAATGATATTAAATTACATGATAGATTATTAGAGTCAGGTCATTTTTCTCCATTTGAACATTGTGCTAAAGCTATGAGTGATGAGGAATATTATTCTTATAGTCGTGGAAGACTTCTTGTAGATAACAAAGATGGATACTATACTATAGAAGGACCTTCTATAGATGCTGAATTTGGTTGGTGTAATAATTTTAAAGGATTTATTCCTTATAGATATTTGATAGACAAAAAATAATTTATATATTTGGCAATTCTTAAACTTCAAATCAGAACTGTATGAAACATTCACTTCATTCTCCCTTTTACCCACACATTGATGCTAGAAAATTTACAGCAGTAGTTAAAAAACTAAGAGAGTTTTTTGATCAACTTGGATTCCAAGAAGTTCATACTCAAAACAGACTTAGTATTTTAGCAGCATGTGAGGATCCATTTAACATCAGTACTTTTTATTATAACAGAAATACATATCCACTTCCTCAAACAGGTCAAATGTGGTTAGAACATGAGTTACTAACTCAACCTGATGAAAAAGGTTTTTACTGTGTATCTACTAGTTATAGAAATGAAAAAAATCCAATCTTAGGAAGACATTGTTTGATATTTCCTATGTTTGAATTTGAGTTTCCTGGAACTATGGCTGACTTAGCATTAACAGAAACTGAATTATTACATTTCTTAGGGTTCAAAGGATATGAATATAGAAACTATGAGGATGTGTGTAATGAGTATGGAGTATCTATTATTGAAAATGATACTGAAGAAAAATTACATAAAGATGTTTCTGATGCAGTATTGTTAATGAACTTCCCAGAAAGAACTAATCCATTCTGGAATATGGCTAGACATGAAAATGGTACAGCTAAAAAAATAGATGTTATTTTACATGGTCAAGAAACTATAGGTAGTGCTGAAAGAAGTTGTGATGTTAGACAAATGAGAGAAACTTTCTTTACTATTGAAGAAGGTAGATATTCTGAAAAACTATTTGAGTTATTTGGTTATGATAGAGTAATGGCAGAATTAAATGAATTTTTAGCTAATAAGTTTATACCTAGAGTTGGTGGTGGTATTGGTATCACTAGACTAATTAGAGCTATGGAACTTAGTAGATTAATATAAGATTAATGTTTTAATTTAGTGGAAATGTGATTTAGGTTGGGAGAAATCCCAACCTTTTTGTTTAACTAAAAATGAATTTATGAAATATGGAATACTATGTATGTTGTTAATAATAACAACAATCTCTATTAATGGAACACATGAAATTAAAGAACAAGTTAAAGAAGTAAAAAAAGAATTTAAAAACTGGTCTATCAATAATAAACCTAAAGATGAGTGGGATGATGTAGACTGGTTAGCTAAGATGATGATGTCAGAAGTAGCTGATTCACTAGATACTGAAAGTATATACTTAGTTGGTGCAACAGCAATAAATCATACTAAAATGTTGAATTGCAGTTTATTATATGCTCTCACTAAACCTAAAGCATTCTCAGGTGTTAACAATGAATCCTATCATTGGTGGAAAGCAGAGCCTACAAGTGTTCATAAAAAAATAGCTTATGATCTTGTACATAATGGTGTACAGAAAGATGTACAAAATGTATTTGCCTTTTGTAATCTATCACTTTTATCAGGAAATATAAAAGATTGGTTTGAATCTTTTAAAGTTTATAAAAAAATAGGTGATGTAACATTTTTTATTTATGAAAAAAATGATAGATTTGTACAAAATAAATAATTTCTTATGTATATAGATGTAAAAAAGAAACACGCAGGTGTAGAACTACCTTTTATAGGTTCTGAGGGAGCAGCAGGATTTGATTTAATAGCAGATTCATTTCTTAAATTATATAAAGGTTCTGAAGAAGTTTCATTAAATGAAAACTTAAAGTTTAGTATTCAACAAGGATATATGGTTCTTAGACCATTTGAGAGAGTACTAATAGGAACTGGATTATTCATGTCAATACCTAAAGGTTATCAATTAGAAATAAGAGATAGAAGTGGTGTTTCATTAAAAAGAGGACTTAAAGTTTTTAATTCTCCTGGAACTATAGACTCAGATTATAGAGGAGAAATTGGAGTTATACTTTGTAACATGACACAATCTTTATCTAAAATTAAAATAGGTGAAAGAATTGCTCAAGGAGTATTAACTCAATATACACAACCAATATTCAGTATAGTAGATGAATTAGAATCTACTGAAAGAAATGAGGGTGGTTTTGGCAGTACTGGTTCATAACAGTTTAAATAGTTTTAGTGATTAAGTGGGGTAGTAATACCCCATTTTTTTTAAATTTACCATTATGAAAAATATAAATATAAGTATTATAGTTATGCTTACTGCATTAGTAATTATTTTATTAATAAGTGATTGCAGTAATATGGCATTAGTAAAGAAGTACAAAAACAAATATGAATCTCAACTTTTAGTTCTAGATACAGTTACTCATTATAAAGATAAATATGGTAGAGCAGTATCTAAGATTGGAGTATTAGAAGTTCAAAATGCAAAACAAGTTTTAGAAATTAAATCTGATAAAGAGATTGTAAAATATTTACAATCAGAAGTTAAAAAATATAAAAGTCAAAAACCTGAGATAATAACAGTAGTAGAAGAAAGAGTAAAGTTTGATACTATTATTGAAACAGATAGTGTAATTGTATATACTGATAGTGCAGGTAACAAAGAAGTAGAATATGTTATAGATTTTAATGGTCCTTGGGTATATTTGTATGGAAAAGTGAATTCTAAAACGTCTGACATTTCAATAGAATTAGATAATAAATACTCAGTAGCGTTTATTAAAAACAAGAGGACTAAGAAAATGGAGGTTTTTGTTACTAATGAGAATCCTTACTGTGAAATTTCAGAAATGTTAGCTTATAAAGTTACAATACCTAAACCTAAGAATTTTGGAGTTGGAGTACTTGCAGGATATGGTATTAATTTAGTTAATGCAAAACCTGCTCCATTTATAGGAATAGGAATTTCATATAATCTTTTTAAATTTTAAAAATGAATTACAAGTATAGTATGTTAGATAAAGGTTTTGATGAGTATGTAGAAAAAGTAAATCATCCTCAACATTATGGTGGAACTCATAATCCTTATGAAGCTATTAAAGTTATTGAAGCTTGGGAATTAGGATTTTGTTTAGGAAATGTAGTTAAGTATATTTCAAGAGCAGGTAAAAAAGATTCTTCTAAAGAAATAGAAGATTTAGAAAAAGCTTTGTGGTACTTACAAAGAGAGATTGACAATAAGAAATCTAAGATATAGTTTTGTTGTTCATTTTGTGTTAATGTGTGTGTTTAGGGAAGCCAATTATGGCTTCCCTTTTTTATTTCTCCTCTGTGTCTTCTTCTTTTTCTTCCTCTATTTCTTTACGCAATTGTTCTTTAAGTAATTTTCTTCTCATCTTTTCTTCAGCACTTAATTTTTCTTTTTCTTCTTTAGGATTTTCAGTTGCAGTTCTACTATTAGGATCTTTGATATCTTTTAATCTTTTTAAAGTTTTATCTAAAAACTTATCAATTTCTTTTTTATCTAATCCTTCATCTTCTAATTTTTTTCTTACAACTATTCTTTGTTGATCAATAATTCTGTTAGCTTTCTTTTCATCATCCCAAAACCATTTATCATAAAATTGTGGTGTAAATTGTCTTTTTGATAAAGTTTCAAAACCTAACATATCATCTCTCATAAATGCAGGAAGTGCTACTTTTTCTATTGCTGTTAAAAGTTTAGATTCACCAGCATTAGATCCACTTAATGATATATCATCTCCATCTAAATAATCTTGGAGTGCTTTTATTACTTTACCTGTATTATCTAAAAACATAGCAAAACCAGTACTAGAATATGCTTCAAGTATATTAAAAGGATATACATAAGATGTAGAAGAACCTATTAATTGTCCAATATAATTCATTAAGATATTATGTTGTATTCTTTTAGGACTATCATCTTCATCATCATCATCCCATAATTGTTGTTTTACAAGCATACCTAAAAGAACAAGAGTTAAAGTCATTGACATTTCAGCTACTAACCCTCTCATGTTTTTCATATCTCTTTCTGTAAAGTTAGAACCTTTTAAACTTTCAAAGTTAGAGTATTCTTTTATTACTTCTTTACCTGTAATTACATTAAAATAATTTATAGGAGTAGCTACCATTTTTCTTGTTAATGCTTTTAAAAGAAAAAATGATTCTTGTAATGTTTCTAATAACCCAGCATCAGATTTTGTTTTACTAACATACTGAGCTAAAACTGCACCACTTATATATCCTACTACTGCACCTGGAGCACCAGCAAATGCAAAACCATATATTGCTCCATGTAAACTTCCTGATGCTTTTGTATGAGATCTATATCTACCTTTATATTTAGTATCACCTGTTGTTAAATCAGCTTGTTCAACAGCAAGTCTTTGATACAATTGAGAACCCATCCAAGTTTTAAACATTAATAATATTTTTCCTGCTGTAGATTCCTTAGCCATTAAACCTCTTAATTTATCATAGTTACCATGAGCAGTTACAATAGCATTACTAACTTTCTTTTTAAAATCTCTAGCTGTTTCTCCAGTACCTTCTTCCCATGCTTGAACATTTTCATTAGTAGCAAATTCAGGTTTAAGAGTTCCATCAGGTTTAAGTGCATCCCATAAACTACTTTTTTCTCCATTCTTTCCTGTAATCTCAGTATCTAACATTATAGCTACCATTATAGGAGTTTGGTTTAAGTATTCTACTCTTTTATTACCCATATAAGGAGATACAGCTCCCATGTAATTTAATGGAGTTTTTACAGATGCTTTTTGTAATTCATTGTTAGAGTCTTGAAGTATATCAAATCTATCAGCAAATATTCTAGTTTTTCTAGAACCATCAGTAGCAAGTTTTCCAAGTGTAGCATTTTTTACCATACTACCTCTTACTATATGTGTTGCTCTATAAAAATGTTTAGGATCAAAATAATCTCCAGTAGCTGCAATAGTCATGTTAGCAATCTGACCTTCTATAAAGTTAGTTACCATTGAAGAAACTTTCCATCCTAATCCAAGATATCTAACATAATTAAGTATGTGATCTACTACTGCAGAACCAGCAAATAATTTACCTAAGCTTTCTCTTTGTGTTAAAAGATCTTCTTTTTCTTTTAATGCTTTTTCAAGTTGATCTTGTAACATTTCATCACTCTTTAAATTAGGATTATTTTCTAATTTAGAGATTTCTTTATTTACTTCATCAATCAATTCATTTAAATCCTTTTTTTGTTTTCTTTCATCTTCAGTAAGGATTCTACCTTTAGTAAATGCTTTTAATCTTTCTTTTATATTTTTTCTTTCTTCAAGAGAATACTTATCTACTACTCCCCATTCTTGATTTTTAGTATTGCCTAATATTACTCTATTAAACCAAGATTCAAATTGAGTATTAGCTCTATTTCTAAGTCCTGTAGGAACTAACTTACCATCTTTATCTCTTATTAATTCTCCTTGAGTAGTTTTAGCATAAGTTTTAATTTGAGTATAATGTTCTCTAAGAGAGTTGATTAAAGGTAATGCTTGTTGTCTAGCATTATACTCAGCTCCCATTATTGAATAATACTTTATAATTTTAGGTAAGTCTAAAGAGTGTTGCTCTACAGTATCTGACAATATTGTTTTATAAAGTATATCTGCAGGTTTTATTCTGCTACCAAATCTAGCTTCAAATGCTTTTGTTGTTGCAGGCATTCCTAATTTATCTGCTAGTATTTTCATAGCAGGATAAGGAAGAGATGCAGTTAATAATTCTGTATGTCTATTTAATCTTAAAGGTAATCCATTATTCTTTAAGATATTATTCATTTTCTTTAACTCAATATTGAATTTCTGATCAATTCTAGATTTATTGTTATTTAAAAAACTTGTACTAACTCTAGGTTCAGCTTTATTAGAAATAAGGTCAAGGTTATCATAAGTGATAGACTCTTCTATATTTACTCCAAATCCTTGCTTAATTTGTTCATACCAATTTTTAAATACCTTAGATATTTTTTGTAAGAAACTAACATTAGGATCTGCAAGTATTTCTGCAACTCCTTTTCTTACCATTGGTAATGAATTAGAAAATATTTTTTCTCTTACTTCTTCTGGAAATCTAGAAGCAATAACTTCCATTCTATCTTTAATCAGGTCATAATATTCTTTTAATTCAAGATTTTTTTCTATTACTTCATAGTTTTCATCATAAAATCCTGTTGGTTGACCAGTAGGAATTATATTTAATACTTTTCCATCTACAGATTTTTTAACTTCAGCAACATATCTTCTAGGGATAGTTACATTATAATTCATAGTATGCTTGACAATTTCTTTACCTACTTTAGTTATAGTATTGTCATAGAAATTTTCAGCAGAATAAAATGGATTTTGACTATTGATAGACATCTTAAGATCATTTAACTGCTCTTCAGTTAAATCAGCTAAACTTTCTACATTTTGTTGTTCTAAATAAATTTCTTGTGTTGAATCTCTCCAAGCTATAAACTTTTTAATTTCCTGAATTTGTTTTTGTAATTCTTCTTGATATCCTATTTCACCTATTTGTTCTATAAGTTCTTGTTTATGTTTACCTCCATCATCTTTAAACATTGTACTAAACTCAGGAAACAATTGTTGTATTTCAGGTAGCTTTCTAACATCAAACATCATGGTGTTTTCTCTAAACCATTGTTGTTTTTCTTGATATGCTGATGCTATTGATTTTTTTCTAGTTTCAGTATCTTCAGGATCTAATTCACCATCTGTTAAAAACCCTTGAGCATTTAACATTGATTGTCTAAACTTGTACATTACATTAGATAACTTATCAAAGTAATCTTGTGAGTATCTGTTTACAAATTTACCAGTATTTCTACCTAATGCTTTTTGAAAGAATATATCAAAGGATACATTTTTACCTATTGTTTGTTGTAATTG